CCGGAAACTCGACTCCAAAGCCGATGAAAGATGCGAAATTCGGTGCGCACCGAAGATCCCATCACCGGCAAAAGCCGGAAGACATTTGATCGGGGCGACTCGAAAGAATGTTGAGACACTTCTCTCCACGGCCACGATAAACAATTCAGTGGCTCACCATTCACTATCTCCGAAAACACTCTCGCTAATTGCGCGCTCATGTCTGTTCTTTTCGAAATTCGCGGTTACCGATACTCCTTATATAAGGGTGATGACAGTCTTATTAAATGCGACTCCGTTGCACTAACCGCATTCGGCAAAGATTTACTAGACTCCTCAAAACATAAACTTAAGCTCCACACCGGTAATGTCGGTGAGTTTGCTGGATTCATCGTGACCGAATACGGCTTCTTTCCGGATCTTCCTCGGAAATGTGCAAAGTTTTTCGGCAAATTATATCGTAATCAAGAACACTTCGATGAGTCCAAGAAAAGCGCTTTCGCATGCACTGAAGTCGTACGCACGCAATTTCAACTCGAACAGGGCATTGCTAGCACCGCGTACTATTACGACGGTAAATACACCCCCGCCGAACTTCGCGCCATGTTTTACACTTTACGTCGAGCACCTCACTACGTTTTTAATCAACTCGTTGAGGCCACTGTTCGACCTACGCGCCCCTTATAATTTCCTTTAAATCCTCATGTGGCCGCGCGCCTCTTCGCCGCCACTTTATTCGCACCACTTCTACCTTTGGTGCGCTCTTTATGTTTTGTTTACTATTTTATTTTAATTATAATGGCCTCCGAAGCTTTCTTCCCTTCGCAATCCGTTGCTGTCGACAACCCTATCGACCCTGAGTCCACACCCACTCCAACTCAATCTACCGCCCAGGCAACCACTCCAACCAATGCATTTGTCATGCAACATATGCATCCGCCGTCGGCAGTTCCAGGTTACCTGGGCATGCCTACTAACGACTCTCGCTCGCAAGTTACTATTCGCTGGGTTCAATACGGTATTGTCGACTCATCCTCATATCTTAGTACCGCCCCGGCTACGGTCACACCCGTTAATCCAGGTGACATTAGCGGTTACGCCTTTCTCACCACCTCAGGCGTTAACCATTCCACCTACACCTTCGTTAAGTTCATTCAGCCGGTTACCCACCGTGACACCTGGCGCCAGGACATTAACAACACCAAACCACTTGACGTCTATGACGTTACACGTATGTCCCTCGACGCCACGGTGTACCGGCCTACCTACAAATCCGTCACCACCTACTTGAACGCAACCGCTTTCAACGACGTGGGTATTG